CCATATAACCATATTCAACAAAACATTTTGTTGCGAATATTTGTTCTGATTTTTCACCTTGTCTAACTGTGTCTTTTTTCATTTAAATTTCACCTGTCCCATTAACTCCGTCATACAAGCCAACATATTTATTTCTTGGTCTGCCACAAACGCAGACTTGTAAGAGTATTCTGCGAGAACCAAAACAGCGTGGGGAATAGTAGAATGGTCAAGACAATCATATAAAGAATCGTAAATAAGACGATAGATACGGATAGGGTCATTATCGAGATTATGAACAATCCACTTTCTAACAGTTGTAAACTCTTGTCTTTTAAGTGCTTGCATAAGTTCATTAATACTTACCTCTGATAGATTGACAAGGATTCCAGAATCTATTTGTCCAGATACCGAATACCTTTGAAGTTCATTTAGAACCCTTCTCCAGTCTGGAAAGTATTTATTAAGAAGTTCTGCAACTACTTTATCATCATACTTTACTGATTCTTCCTGTAAAATCTTTCTAATTCTATTGAAGAAATTTCTTGCAAGGTCTGGTTTTTGTGCTTTTGGAATTATAAAATCAATGACACTACAACGACTATGTAGTGGTTCAATTAAACGATTCTTATAATTACAAGTAAGAATAAATCCACAGTTCTTATGAAATTCTTCCATAAACCCACGCAATGCAGGCTGTGTTGATTGTGGATTTAGATAATCTGCCTCATCTAATATGATATATTTTCTTCCACCCTCTAGAGAAACAGTAGATGCAAAGTTTTTAATCTTAGTGCGTAATACATCAATACCAGATTCCTCTGAACCATTTATCATCATTGATGTTGAACCTATTTCATCTAACATAGCCTTTGCAATGGTTGTCTTACCAATGCCAGGCCCACCAGATAAAATAAGATTTGGAATGTGTTTGTCTTTAACAAACTCTGAGAATGTTGTTTTTAATTCACTTGGTAAAATACAATCGTCTACTGTTGTAGGACGATATTTTTCGACCCATAAAAAAGTTTCCATGTAACACTCTCCTAAACTTCGTATTTAGATTCAGGCTCGAGTGCAATCCAATATTCTGTTTTACCATTTTTGAAATGACTGATGTTTTTAGAAGATATCTCAACATCATAAGTGCCAGGCAACACTTTTAGATTTTCTGTTTTAAAGTAGAAATTATACTTACCTTCACTTTTTACATCAATATCAATAGAATAGTTATTAGCAGTGTCATTCTTTTTATCCTTAACTGTAAGGTGTGTTCTATTATCTGTTTTCTCTAGAACTAAGTCTGGAGCTCCAATTACACCAGCAGCCTTTTGAACTTTATTTAAATCTGCATCACTTAATCTAAAAGTTACCTCTGTGCTTGGCATAGTAATTGTTTTACTTGGTGATGTTACAACAGAAGGGTCTGAATAAAAATATTTTAGAGATGTTCCTCTATTACTATTTTCTTCTGTTATTGTTACAAATCCATCATTAAAAGTAAGTATAGGGTTTATAAACAAAGATAAAGCTGCAAGGAATTCATTCAAATCATAAATTGCAACTTCCTTTGGAAATGTTTCTTCTACTTCTGCTTTTGCAACAATGTTTTTCATTGCAGACATTGTTGTAATTTCATTACCTTCTTTAATCACTAAATTTTGATTAATAGAGGCAAAATTCTTCAATACTGATATTGTGTTATTACTCAGTTTCATCATCTATTCTCCATATTATTTATATGCAATGCTATTATTGCATAGTGTATCACTTTTAGCAAGTCTTTTTTATCCTTACC